ACTTCCGACCATTAAGGCCGAACACGATTTCTTGCCTGAGACCGTTAGAGAGAATCTGCGGGCGACTTCGCAGATGACGAGTGTTCCGTTTCTGAAAGCCGACGATCCGTTCGAACTCAAGATTCCGTTCAACGAGTTCTGTTTTTCTATCCAGACGCGGGATACTCAGCGGGCGTTTTACTGGCTCTCGTGGATTCTGGCGTATGCCCGTGAACAGAAGAAGAGGACGAAACAGACCGTGGTGGTCGCCGAACGCAAGAGCCCTTACTATTCGTCTAAGTATTCGAAACATCTCATCTGGATGATCTGGGATGTCTTGAACGCCCAGAGCAATACGTATGTCGAAGCCCTGTTCAAACTCTATTGCCTGCGATGGGAGCCGGGGACTTCGCGGGCGAAACAGACGTTCTTATTGACGGCTATCTTGTTTGTGACTGAACCTCTCGATTCCCGCGAACCTGCGCGGCGCGATGAGGCAGCAATTCCACCGATGTTAGCCAAGATCCCCCAGTTGCTGGAAACTATACAGGCGACCCGCAATACTTTCCAAGCTAGAGAATAAGAAAAACAATGGCTGGTCCTACTTCTGCCCAGAAACTCCAGATCTCGGCATTCCAGGGTCTCCTATTTTACATCCTGGCCAACCCCATTACGTTTCGCGTCATGGACGGACTTGTGACGTCAATGACGGGACCGTACACCACGTTCCGTATCTTTGAGAACGGACTCCCGACAGGATTCGGTCTCCTCCTCCACGCCGCGGTCTTTTTCGCGGTCACGCTGGGTCTCATGTATGTTTAAACATACCGCGAGCAGTATATGTATACAAAATGTACCGTATCACGAAGTTGGGGATGGTCTATATGAAGCCAACCATTTCGTATACAACGAGTTTTCTTTGGTGTGGAACCCAGTGTTTGAATCCACACGAAAGGACATGTCGCACGCTTCATCCTCAGAAGGATGGATCGGTGAAAATTGAGATGCTTCCGTACCCCAATGTTTTGGATCGGATTGATTCTAAGGAGGAAGTCCGTGTTCGGAAGTACGTTGACGGCTCGTTCTCAGAGAATGATGATCTGTTTACGCCGTCGGGGCCACAGCCTTCTTCGCGAACCAAGAAGGGCAGCACTTCTTAACGTCCACTAGAGCAGTCAAAGCCATCTTCTTGAACTCTGCCTTGGCGATCTTGACGCCCTCGAGGACGTACGGGAGAGCAGCGTCGCACCACACAAGGACCTCCTTCTTCTGGTCCTCGGAGAGCGACGACGACTCGCGGACAGCCTTCTTGACCTCCTCTACAACAAACTTGGCCTTGTCCTCATCTGAACGGTCGGCTAGAATCTCGGCTTGGGCGACCGTCTTGAGGGCAAACTTGATCAGCTCGGACTTGTTCGTGAAGTCAATCGCTACAGAAACGACCTCGGCGGCAGCGGGCGCGGGCGCGGGGGTGGGTACGGCAGCAGGGACATAGGTGGAATCAACAGAGTCAGGGGCAGGGGTAGGGGTAGGGACAGAGTCGGACGACATGGTTCTCGTGTTTAAATTTAGGGCTTACAAAACTTTCAATAGAATAACTCAGCCTAGTATGGAGATCTCCGATATCGTTTATCTCGCATTCGCCACGATTATGGTTATCGTAATTCTTCACGTGGGAGTATTTTGGGTGTCGCGACTCATCCAGCCTCCTAAGCCGAAGATCGTGTATGTCGACCGTGCGCCTTCCATCATCCCCGAAATTGTGTCGGCTCCTATTTCTCATCCTCAGGCTCCTCCGCCTCCGCCTCCGCAGCAGCCAGTCGCTCGTGAATTGCCCCAGACGATGAATATCCCGACCTACGACATGCCTCCCCCCATCGTCCAGTCGAACAAGCCCCAATCTATGGCGGCTGCTCCATCATACGACATACCGCCGCCGATCGTCCAGTCTAATAAACCCAATCCAACTGCGCTCCCTCCGCCAATTGAGACGCGAGACGTTGATCGTGTAGGATTCTCGGGAGGGAAGGCGGCGCCGCCACAGTAGCCGTTTTCACAGTGGACGAGTAAAGAAGTAAGAATAAGAATGAACCGGCTAAAAAGCCTATACCGATGGGATCCGGTGTTTCGTATGACCCGCCAGGGGAATGTGGGACCGTATTCGGTAAAAGTCCCACAGGGCGGTGGAATCCCGGGATGGTTATGTCTGACGCGCGACGAGAACTCGGTCCCAATTGCATTCTGGGTTCCCCGCAAGGACAACCCGGTTCCTCAACCCATTCGTCTCGTGTGGGATCATCGGTGTTTTGAGGATACGATTTTACGAGTTGAGTATACGCCTACGCATGTGTACCTAGCAGATGCGTGGATGTTGAACGGAACCCCTTTGTTTACCACCACTTCGTTTAGTCAACGCCAGGAACTCCTGCGGTCTATTTTTTCGACATACACTCCCTGTCCAGAATTCGAGACGCGCGCTATCAAACTCCGAGAGGATATCACGGATATTCGCGGGTACGAATATTACACCAATACTGTCGGCGAAAAAGGTATTTTTGCGGAGTGTAAGAAGAAGAAGGAGGAGGAGGAGACACTGAAATACGAGATTGTGGCCACGGATATCCCTGACGTCTACAAGGTTGCAGATGTCGGGTACCTTCGCGTCAGGACATTAACACTTTCAAAACAACTGAGATCGATGGGTAGGGTGTTTGCGCTCGAGTGCGTTCAGAACGATGATGGGACATGGACGCCCGTAATAGATTCTCTACCCTCAAATACAAATGGTTCGTAAACACCACTCTACCAAGAAAGTCAAGAAGGCTGGTCGTCGCACCGCGAAGCGCGGGGGAGGGTACGGCTTCGGCGGATCAGTCCTCTCGGATGTCGGCGGCCCTAACGCCGGAAATGCGCTCTGGGATTCGGATACAGGTAAGGATTGTGGAGTTGCCGGGCGCGGAGGAAACAATACGCTCGCGGGCGGTCGTCGGCGTCGTCGGGGCAAGGGCAAGAAGACAGTAGCCGGACGTCGTCGTAAGCACCGTGGAGGCGCGCTTGCCCTCCAGCAGCCCCGTACAGGGTACACCTTTAACGGTTCTGGCGTCGCGGGAACGGCTGATACGGTTCCCGTTGGAAGCCCCGTGACCTCTGTATGATATAAATATCTTTGAGTGAATTAATGAAGGCGAACGTAGATACAGCCGTAGCAGCCCTACTCCTCTTAATCTCCATCGTATTCCTTGTTCAACGTCGTGTAGGGTACCTAGCCGTTTGGCTGCTCCTCGTCACGGTGGTTATTGGATACGGAGTTCGTATGCCCCTAACATTGGCCGCAACCCTCGGCATTGCGACCGTTGCGACCGTAGTGCTTCTGTCCGGACAGGCGATTCGCGAGGGGTACGAGAACCCTAACGAGTCGGAGGATAAGAAGAAGGAGGAGGAGCCGAAGCCCCATTCGTCGTCGAAGAGCGATAAGGCAGAGGACAATACTATGGACGCCCACATGGATGCGGGAACGACCATACTACATGCTTTCCAGAAACTGAACCCTGAACAGGTTCTACAGATGCGCGATGATACAAAAGAGTTGATGGAGACCCAGCAGCAGTTGATGGAGACGCTCTCGTCGCTCGGCCCCCAGGTGAAGCAGGGTGCCGAACTGGTCAAGAGTTTTCAGGGAATGTTCGGAGGAAATCTAACTGAGGTCCTGAAGCAGTGAAGCCCCCGCAGCATACTTGAAATACTGATGCCCAGGTTCCCCTGACCGGATATCCAGCAACGGAACTCCGTACGCGTGCGTCAGAATTTTCCATACGAAGATTGTTGTGCCGAGATGGTAGTGCTCTATCACCTCGCTCCAACACTGTATAGCCGAAACCATCACCTGTAACGAAGAGGCAATGTACCACGCCAAAGTGGTAAACGACATATCGTGCGTGCCGCCAAAGTAGGTATATAGACTTGGGAATCCAAGATAACATACCCAAAACAGAACGTGACCAATCGGTTGAATGAGAATGGTCGCATACGTCATCGCATACTCTAGAAAATTCGGAGACCAGAGTTTCTTCTCCAACGCCAGATATTTCCAGACGACCGAGCCATGATTCGGATGTTCAATCATCTTTCGTAGCGGACTCTGGCTCGGGCTGGTCGTCGGACGAGGGCGGGTCATCAATTACAATACCGTTCGCAGGAAATTCCAGGGTCTCAAACGTCTTAGGGTTGATATAGTACCACATCAGACCGTCTGACGCCGGAACAATGGAATGAAGAACCTCGTTCGTCACATGGTTGTCGTAGACGACCAGACAGTTCAGTTCCTCCGTACAATCGATCAGATGATCGGTATCCTCGCCGTACCCGATATACAGCCAAGGAGGAGGAGGAGCATCGAACAGTTCATGTAGTACATACGGGGCACGCCACACGCCATTAACCCAATGAATAGCGATCTTGTACGTCTGCTGAAACCCTACAGTCCGACGCACCTGATGAGCCACAAAGGACGACTCGCCGCCGCCCACATCCAGTTCATGGAACGAATCGCGGGATGTCGAGTATCCACTCTTGTCGTAGAGCGACCACGTCATCGACTCGTGAACAGGATTGCGACCGTGGATGCACACTTCCACCGCATGGTAAATGGACACCACCGTCCGCAGAACTAGCTTCCCAATCAGGTCGATCGTATCGTCAATGCGGCTCATTTTTATACTGTATACATCTACGCCGTAAAACCCTCCATCATCGCACGGTCAAGCTGAAGGCCAAAGGCAATAGATGTTCCGAGCGCCGTCACAAGGAAGGGCACCGCCATCAGGAACCATGCTACAACACCGAGGTTGAGGCGGCAGAGCAGATCTAAGATGAAGACGGTTGCGCCGCCAAAGACGAGCTTAGTCGCCGCCGTGACGAAGGCGAAATCTGCGACGTCCAGACCGAGCTGGATCGCAACGAACAGAGCATACAGAAGTGCCGGAGGGCATAGTCCGTCGATAAATTTCATTTTCGTGCTTTATGTAGTATACATAAAATATGAGCAGCCAGGTCCAACAGGTTATGATGTTTACGGGAGCAACTCAAGAGGAGGCAGAGACGGCACTCGCCGCGAATGGCGACAGTGTCGTCGATGCGATTGCCGTCTTGACCCCCATCCCTCCCATTTCGGGCGCCAAACATATTCCGCCGACCCCTGTCGTAGACGCGGGCCATGACGCCGCGACGCTTGAGCGAATTCGGCTTGGACGTCTTATGGCCGACATGCTCAGCGCTTCAGCGCGAAACGACCTCCGCGGAAAGGCATCGCATTACCCCGTGAAGGAGGAGCAAAGCGGAGCGGAGACGCAAACGATGTCCCCTGCTGACCAGCCATCGACTTCGACTTCTCAGTAGACACCGCAAACTGAACCGCATACTCCTGAAACTTCCGCTCTATCCCGTCAAAATCTCCAAACACGTTCATTTCGTACGTCTGTTCGTAGGCTCGGCGGGATGCGTCGGCATATGTAGAGACATCGTCCAACTCGTTCAGGGTATCTGCCCATTCATCGACCTTCAGATTGTTCAGAGCATACTGGCTCTCGCCAATCCATTCCTGCATTCCTTCTGTTGTCCCCGACGGACGGGTCATCTGCGGATCCCTGCTGTCTGAGGGTTTTGTGTAGAGGACGGGTATGCCGTTATACATCGCCTCAAACGCGACTCTTCCCCAACTCTCGTAGAAAGACGGAACAAGAAGAACGCGGGTTCGGCTCAGAATCGTGCGTACATCATCCTGTATATCAATCCATTCAATATTCGGAAGAGTTTCCGGGACACTGATGCGATTATAGTACGGACGAACGCCTAGAAACTTACGGTCTGGGAACTTGTTCGCCAGTTCTAGAAACATGGGAAGGCCTTTAAGAATGTTTGCGTTGATCAGGGTGATACAGTCGCCGGTAGGAACGGTTCCACGTTCATTAAACCGAATTTCGTTTTCGATCATAGCCGGGCGAATGCTCTCTACGATGCGAAACGTAGGGGAAAGCGGAATCTTCTCAACCACATAATTCCGTATATGATTGGAGATGATCCAGAGGATGTCTGTCCACTGCCCCGCCCGGGAATAGGGAGTAATACTCTTGGTATCTTCGCCGAAATGCATGGTTGTGACCAACGGCTTCTGGAACCGTTCATTCAATCGACGAACAATAGATATCATCGGAAAATGCGGGGTTGACCATACACCTGCCCCGTTCAATTCGTTCTCGGCGTTGGTGTAATAGACCCATGGAAGACCGCGGTAGACGCCACGAAGAGAATTTCGAACTCGGTTCGTCGTCACAAAGGATACGGTATGACCACGACGCTGCATTTCTTTTGCTATGGCTACGTCGTGGAAGAAAGCCCCGCACGGATCGGGCATGATCTGTGCGAAAAATACAATCTTCATGTCTTTCTTTAATCAATCAGAGACTGATTTCTGTCGAACAAGACGCGTAGGATCTCCTCCGCGCGCCCAGGGCTGTACAAAATTATTTACAGTCTGCATCTCATCCTTCACTACCTGGAGCAGGGGGTCAAACTGTTGGGGAAAGAACTTATCGGTCACCGTCGAGCACTCCTTGCGCGTACGGATAGGAGCGCTCTGAATCAACTGGCTCTCGGTATCCTTATTTGCCGCGGACGGACCGCCGCCCATATTGGGTGTCGTGGCCCACGGACGAGCAAACGTCTGCTGGTGTCCCTTGAGGCGCTGCGTCCCTGGATCACCGAGGGCCAGGCGGGAATACAGATCAACATCGCATCCACCTGCCGCCGTATTTCCGTAATTGCCCGTGTAATTCATGGTCACAAAGGACGACGCGAAATCGGCCACGCGGTCAAACTCCTGGCAAGGCTGGGGAGCAGGGCGAGCGGTGCTCATGTGGTAGTCCTGCTGTGCTTTATTATCGCGGAAATCGTAGTCCATCTGGGTTACGTCCGACTTGTAGCGCGTCGGGGCGTAAAACCACGAAAGCGGATTCGATGTCTGAGGCTCCTGATCGGTCATGCTTACGCTTCTTATTCTTTAAAACGGATAAACTTTCGGGGAGACAAACAGTCAAAAGTAACTAAGAGGATGTCCGTTCTCATGCCATGTGACTGGATCGATCATGACGATTTCGGAAAGTACGTCATCGATATTTACGGACGCACCGACGAGGGTGAGACAGCTATGCTGCGTGTTCGCGGATACAGTCCATATTTCTATGTAGCCTCAGAGTACGATTTCTCCAGCGAAGACCACGGGATTTCAAAGATCAAAGTAACTCATTTGGAGAAGTTCGATGTGTTTGCGGGGTACAACGGCTACGTTCCCACGAAGGTTCAGAAGGTGGAGGTGGAGTCTATGAAGGATTTCAGGACAGCAGTCAAGGTTGCGAAGGATGCGTACGAGGACGGCAAGGCGCTTTACAGAGTCTACGAAGCCAACCTTCCCCCGCTCCTGCGATTCTACCACGACCGCGAGATTCTTCCGGCTTCCCCGGTAGCGTTCGTCGCCGGACAGAAAATAAAGAATATGGAGAAATCGTGGTATGTCGATCTGGTGAATATCAAGAGCAAGCCGAGTGCCGATACTCCGCTCAAGATTGCGGCGTACGATATCGAGTGTACGTCGGGAACCGGAAACTTCCCAGTTCCCGAGAAGGATCCGGTGATTCAGATCGGGATTACAGTGCGATGGTCCAACAACATGATGCTGAATGTGGCGCGCAAAGTGTTTGTGTTTGGGACAGTCTCTCCGTCGGACGACAAGACGGTGGAATTCAGGGGGTACCCGACCGAGGCGGATATGATCGAAGCGTTTCAGGAATATGTCCAGGAAGTGAACCCTGACGTGATTTGCGGGTATAATACGTACGGCTTCGACGACAGGTTCTTGGCGATACGTGCGAAAGTGAATGGTATGAAACTCAATTTGGCGCGCGGGGCTATCTGGGGCGACAGTCTACAGAAGAAGACGTTCGAGTTGGCGTCGGGGAAGTATGAAGTGGAGTATCTCAAGACCCCTGGACGTCTGACGATCGATCTTCTGCTGAATATGCGGCGCGAACATACGCTGGACTCGTACAAATTGGACAATGTGGCCTCAGTGTTCTTGCGCGACAAGGTGGTGAAATTTGAGGGAACGACTGTTCATACCAAGACGACGCGGGGGCTGAATGTGGGGAACTATGTGCGCTTCGATCTGGTGGGAAACACGATGAATCCTTACCAAGAGGGTCGCAAGTTCTTGGTGAAGAGCATGACGTCCAAGACGTTCACGATTGCCGAGATAGAGACGGAACTGTTTGCGGATCTTACAGATGCGGAGAAGAAGACGGTGGAATGGTCATTCACCAAAGACGATCTTCACCATCTCGAACTGTTTGCGAAACATAAGGGAAATGCGGCGGACCGGGCGGTGATTGCGAAGTACTGTATCCAGGATTGCGATCTGGTCTTGACGCTGATGGCGAAGTTGGACACGTTCGTGAATGCGCGGGGTATGGCGGACGTCTGCTTTGTCCCGCTCCAGTTCCTCTTCTTGCGGGGACAGGGAATCAAGATCTTCTCGCGGGTGGCGTACGAAGCTTCGAAGCGCAACCAGATCATTCTTACACAGGAAGCGCTGGAAGGTGACGGGATTGGGTATGAAGGCGCGATCGTGATCTCGCCGAAGATCGGGATGTATCTCGAGACCCCTGTTGCGGTCCTGGATTTCAACAGTCTGTATCCGTCCTCCATGATCGGAGAGAACCTTTCGCCCGACACGTTCCTCTACAGGAAGACGTATAGCAGGGTGGGAAAACTAGAACACTATGAGGGTCTGCCCGCCGATAAGGTGAAGGGAATTACGGGGTACCGCGAGGTGTCGTACGACGAGGATGGATGTAAGTGCGTGTGCGCCTACATGCAGCCAACGCCTGACCAGCCTTTATCGTTCGGTCTAATTCCGATGGCGCTCCAGATCATGTTGAAGAAGCGCAAGGAAGCGAGAAAGAAGATGGAGGATCCGACGATGGACGATGCGCAGAAGTCGGTGTACAACGGTCTTCAATTGGCGTACAAAGTGGTTGCGAACTCTATCTACGGTCAGTTGGGGTCGAGGACGTCACCGATCCGTAAGATGTGTGTGGCGGCGTGTACGACAGCCGTAGGACGACGATCCCTGCTGTTTGCGAAATCAACGGTCGAGGCTGACGGAGCAGAGGTGGTGTATGGCGATTCAGTTGCTAAGTATACGCCAATCATGGTACGAATTCATGGGAATATCAACATTCTGCGGATCGATCAACTAGATGCATACGGAACTGGATGGATGAAATATGGCGATGACGGAAAGGAACTCTGTGAAGTGCAGGGGGTAGACAGTTGGACAGAGAGCGGTTGGACTCCGGTCAAGTCAATTATTCGACACGCACTGGTAGATGGAAAGAAGATGGTGCGTGTTCTTACCCACACGGGTGTCGTCGATGTCACCGACGACCATTCTCTTGTGAAAGAGGATGGAACACCCACAACATCAAAAGAACTTGTAATTGGAACAAAACTCCTACACGCAGGGTATCCGAGCGGTACAAATGAATCATCTGAGATGACACCAAACGAGGCACGTATCGCCGGGTTCTTCTCTGGCGATGGAAGTTGTGGATCCTACGATTGTCCTACCGGTCCGAAATGTTCGTGGGCACTCAACAATGCGGACATGACGATGCTTGAATTCTATAAGGGCCTTGCGGAGGAGGTGTACCCTCAACTTTCTTGGAAAATACTCCCAACGTTGGAGAGTTCGGGTGTCTACAAACTCGTTCCAAATTCTCGGGGGATGTATGGGGATATCAAGAGGTTTGTTGTGGCGTACCGTGCGTCCATGTATACTCCTACGAAGGAAAAGCGTATTCCCGTGAGTGTTCTGAACGGTTCCCTCGAAGTCCGTCAGGCATTCTGGGATGGTTTGTATGACGCAGATGGAGACAAGAACGGAATCAATGTACGCATTGATCAGAAAAGCCAGTTGAGTTCGTCGCACATTATGTTCTTGGGTGCGAGCCTGGGTTACAACGTATCAGTCACCGATCGCACGAGCAAGGAACATATCTATCGTGTAACGTGTACACGGTCGTATCAGCGTAAAGATCCGATTGCCGTCAAGCGTATTCGGGAGATTGAGTATGATGGATTTGTCTACGATCTCACAACCACAAATCATCATTTCCAGGCGGGCGTTGGGAAAATGATCGTACATAACACGGATTCCATCTTCGTGAAGTTTCCGGGGAAGGATCTGCCCGGTACGATCGCAGCAGGACAGGATGCGGCCAAGAAGATCACGGCCGGATGCCCCCACTCGGCCTTCGTCATCGGGTACGAGAAGACGTTCTACCCGTTCATCCTGTTCTGTCGCAAGCGGTATGTCGGGATGAAGTACGAAGAAGATCCGAATCCTGCGAAGTGTAAGCGGGCATCCATGGGGATTGTTCTGAAGCGACGGGACAATGCGCCGATTGTGAAGGACGTGTACGGCGGCGCCCTCGATATCATTCTGGAACACAAAGATGTCCAGAAGGCGGCCGAGTTCGTGAAAGGAATGTTGATCAAGGTCTTGAAGTCTGAATTGCCGATTGAGAAGTTCGCGGTCACTAAGCAGTTGCGGGACGATTACAAGGCGATGGCGGACGATTACAAGGGTAGTGCGACAGTTCCGGCCC